GTGGTGTAAATGTATCTGGATCGTACACTAGAGGTGTCATGATCAATGGAATGTATGGAGCAAATACCGCACCAGTTTCAAGGAATTGAGATCCTCTATAACCCATCAAAATAACATTTTCTGTCATGTAAGGGTTTTTATAAACTGTGTAACGGTTGTTTAATTGTCCCGATTTTTGGATACCAAATGAATAAGACATTTTAGTTGCTTCACCATCAGATGTTGATGCAAATCCAGGGATTGATTCTAACACAGTAGCAACTGTAGGAGAAACTACAACAAAGTTCGCACCTCCACGTAGAGTTTTCTGGTGGATTTTGTTACTAACTTTTTGCATTTTAGTTCCTAAAGTTTGGAACCATTGTCCTTGTGTGTTGAAGAATCCTAAATCATCAAATCCAGTTTTTCCAGAGTTTAATGAACGGTTATTAACAGCTGACCAATATTCATCTGCTGCAGAAGCATCTTGGATCAACATATCAAGGTTTTCAAGATCAATCTCTAATGAGATATACTCGCTCATGATAGAAGTTAATTCCGCTTCAGCATCAAGTGATTGGTAAGCGTTAAGATCCTGAGCGAATTCCGGTGTCCATTGTGCTTTTAATTTACGTGTTTTAGCAACGATAGCTTCAGATTTCAATTTAACATTGATTTCTGGGATAGCAAGTGCATCTGCTGTAGTTGAGTTAGCATTTGGACGACCAGCACCTGATGCATCTTCGAAGTCACCACGGTTGTTATCAGTTGGTTGTTGGTTATAGAATACAACGTTTGTATCCACACCATCAACTGGGATACCTGTTGAAGCAACAGAACCTGTGAATAAGAAGAATACGCTAGTTCCATCAGTAGAAGTATACTGTGGTAAAGCACGTGTTGAAGTTGCTGTTGCCATTGTAACTGAACCTGAAGTTAAAGCAAATGCTCTAACTCCTTTTTCATCTGGACGAGTCATTGATGCTAGAGTAACTGCAACTTTAGTAAATTCTCCTGCAGCAGCAGAAGCTGAAAGTTCAGCTGTATAATCTAGATCAGCCCAAGATGCTGTACTAACTGTAAGGGCAGCATTAGCAACTGAAGCTGAGAATTGGTTGATTGAGTAACCGAATCTTCCTGCTCCATATAAACCTCCGTTTGGATCTACATTAGCACCTGGATCTGTGTCACCATACATAGATGCATTAGCTCCGTATACAGTATCACTACCACCAAAGTTTAATTGTTTAGTATCTCCATATTGGAAATCCAAGAAGAATACTAGACCTGAAGGTAAGTTCATTGGTTGAACAGACATGAATTCTTTAGTTGAAAGAGATCCAAATACTTTACGTACCAATGGAAGAGCAACTCCTGCCCATTGTGCACCATTTCCTACAGAAAAAGTACCACCACCTTGGTCAGTAGCAGACGCTTCAGTTACTAATTGTTTTGCTTGGTTTTCAAGGATTAAGGCCATGTTGTTTTTGTCGATCTCATTGCTTAGACCTTCCAACAAACCTGTTCTTCCCCATTTGCTCGAAATACGAGCACCTTCGTTCTGCATGTTTTTCCAACCTTGTGCAGAGCTTTCTAAAAGTGAATTTAAGTTTGACATTTTTGTTTTTGTTTTTTAAGATTAATGTTTAGCGCTATAAAATGCTATTTCTCTCATACGTGAGAAAGCATCGTTAGCTTCAATAATTGGTTTTTTGGTTGTACCCGTTGCTTTTGAAGCACTACCTAAGTTTTCAGAAAGTGGTTTTTTGCTTGTTGTGATACCTCCATTTAGAGTTTCATAAACAAGTTTTACTTCTTTAACTGTAGTAGTTTTATCAAAGCTATTTAGTACTTTTAATTTTTGGCTTTCAGTCAAGTTTTTACCTTTGAAGATTTTATTTGTGTAAAGCAATTTAGCATTTAACAAATTAACTTCATTTAATTCAGAACGAAGAGTTTTAATAGTTGAATAAGCTTCATCAAGTTCTGTAGGTGTTTTAGGGTTAAGATCTTCTACACCTTCTTTTCCTGCAATGTCTATTCCTTTATCTACAATGTTTTTAGCTTCAACATCACTTATTTCTTCTCCTTTATTGGTTCTAAACCACTCTTTTACTTTAGGGAGCCAAGAGCTAGATGAAGCCAATCCTATTACAGATGCAATACCCGCGATAATATAAGGAATTTGGTCAGGTGTAACATCACCTACAACTGATACTTCATCTAAGTTTTCAACTTCTTTCATCATATCATCATCATGATATGTTTCATCCATAGAATCAATTTCAGCTAGAAGTTCATCGATGTTTACTTCTTCTTCTTCTTCTTCCTCTTCTTCTGTTTCCATTTCTTCATCTTCCATGTCTTCACCTTCCATGTCTTCACCAGCTTCTAATTCACCAGCTTCAACCATATCAGCGATTACATCTTCGATGAATGATTTTAAATCTTCTTCAGACATATCTTCCAGATCCATTGTTTCTTCCTCAGTTTCTGATTCCATGTCTTCATCAGCTTCTTCAGCTTCATCTTCCATGTCTTCTTCATCTTCGGCTTCATTTAGTTCTGAAAGTAGTTCTTCAAGATCTAGCTCTTCAAAATCTTCTTCTTCCATCATAGGTTCTGTATCATCTTCATCATACATTGCCATTTCACCTTCTTCTATTTCTTCTACTTCTTCATCAATTTCTTCCATTTCTTGAAGTTTAGTAGCAAGCATAGATTTTAGGTGTGGAGTAAAGGATTCTTCTAGAGCTGCTTTTGCATTTGCAATAGCCATTTCTTTTACAGCTTTAGCATCTGCGATTGCTTCTTTAAGCAAATCTCTGTTTGTTGCCATTTTTCCTAAAATTTTATTTTGTTTGGGAAATACGTTTATTGAGAAACGTAATAGAATTAATTAGTTATCATGCTATATAAGGG